AGGGTTAGGCGATACAGTCGAACAAGTGCTTGAAGCAACTGGAGTATCAAAAATAGCTAAGTGGGTACTTGGTGAGGATTGTGGATGCGAAGAGCGTAAAGAAAAATTAAACAAATTATTTCCGTATAACAAATCAGAATGTTTAACTGAGAATGAATATACGTCTTTGAATAAATATTTTGAAGAAGGTAATAACGTAGTACAACCTGAGGTTCAAGAAGAGATGGTTAAAATATATAATAGAGTATTTCGTCAAAAAGTGAAACTTACTAGTTGTAGTTCTTGTTATAAAAGAACAATACATGATAATCTAAAAAAAATCTATTCACAATATAATTTATAATTATGCCATTTTTAAAACCAAAGAAATATGAAGAGAAGGCAAACTTCTTAGCAAGGTTCATGAACAATGCAAAAATGATCTTAGAGTACCCAGATACTAAACAAAGGTATGCAGTTGGTTTAGATGTTTGGAAAAAGAATTTCATGTAATAGTTGCATATATAAGTTCTTTTATTAACTTTGTGTTGAAAACAAAGAAATATGAGAACATTATTTTACACATTACTTTTATGCACATTACTAAGTTGTGAGGACAACTGCGATCTAAGTAGCTATCCTTCAGCACCTTACAACGAACCTTACCATGTTGACTACGGAGACAACACTGTTAGATATGTTTATCTATGCAGGGATGGTTACAACAATGAGGTTTTTAATTATTACATAGCAGACGGATGTTGGGAATACAGTTTATCATATCAGTATAACTCAAATTGTAATTAATATGAAAGAACCAATTATCACACTAGACAATGAGATGCATGACAGACATGAGCTCACACAAAAAGCAATAGAAGACAGCTTCTATTATGGCTATTTATCAAAAGCTTGTTTATCAAGTAGTGCAATAAGTCAACTACTTAAATCACCACTTGAATACTTAAATCAAATAAACCTACCTACTGAATCTGATGCATTGGCACAAGGTTATTTATTTCATGCAAGTATATTAGAAGAGCATAAGTTTAATGAGTGTTTGTTTTTAGATGTAAAGACAAAAGCAAATAAAGAATATAAACTAGCTAAACAAGAAAGGTGGGATGTGTTTACTGTTAAAGATAGAGATGTGGCTTTAAGAATGAGAGATAGATTTTATAATTGTGATGAGGCAAAAGAACTTATAGAGAACAGTAAGTTTGAAGTGCCTATGGTAAACAATTTAATGGATTATCCATTTAGAGGCAAAGCAGATATTTTAGGAGAACACTTAATAGATTTAAAAAGCACTGCACAAATAAATAAGTCATTTTATAATAAAAATGGAGAACTTATAGAATATAATAGTTTCAAAGGAAGTGCTAATAAATTTAATTATGATAGCCAGTGTTATATTTATTGTAATTTATTTTCCAAAAGTTATAAAGATTTTAAGTATATTGTCATTGACAAATCCCCTACAAATGAAATAGGCATATTTGATGTGAGCGAAGAGTTTTATTATAGCGGAGAACAAAAGGTTGAATATGCAATAAAAGTATATGAAAACTATATTAAAAATGAATATGATCTTGAAAACTATATAGTAAAAGCAACATTATAAATGCCATCAGAATACTTAGATTACTTAGATTGCTATGAAGACACTTTAATGTGTCTAAAAAAAAGAGTAATATCAGAAAAAGAAATACCTCTTCTTATAGAGCAATACGAAATGGAAGANCACTATGAGTGTTGTAGTGCCATGATCCATGCCTTAGAAGATTATCAAAAACATCAAAATTATTTACCATAATGATTACACCTAAACAAATTGCAGACGAATTAATTAAATTATCTAAAATAGATATATTCAAAATAACAAGACAAAGAGAGTATGTAGAAGTTAGATCATTGTTTAATTACATATTGTATAACTATAAGAAAATGGGTTATACAAAGATTAAAGAATTTTATCAATCTAATGATTGGTATATAAACCATGCTACTATAATTTATTCTGTTGAATCTTATCAGCAACACAAACTTTATAATCCTGATTTGGTTATTTGGTTAGAACACATAGTTGATAATATAAATAAAATGGATAATTTTACTAAAAGGGAATTTATTAGAGGCAAGATTAATTCATTATCTAATACTGACATTGATGAACTAACTATGGTTATTAGTAATATGCCAGAAAAAACAAGAAAACATGAACAACAAGTATAGAAAATTATTATTAAAAGAATGTCCTAACTTGTATAAAAGTTATGAGACAATAGTTGAAGAGCAGTTTGAACTATTTGCAAAGAAGCAATTAGATTATGGTATTGGCAATATAAGTACTGGTGCAAACCTAGAAACTAAACAAGGTAAAGATTTTGCTTTACATGGTTTATGGTTTAGAATGAATGACAAAATAAGTAGATGGAAAAATTTAATAATAAAGAATCGTAAAGGCAATAATGAAACCTTAACAGATACATATCAGGACTTAGGCAATTACTCTATTATATGCCAACTAATTAATAAAGGTTTATGGAAGGAATAAAATGAGTTGTGATAATAAATATTTATATATAATGACCTTTAAAGATTCTATGGAATTTAATTATTACAAAATTGGTGTATCTAAAGATGTTGAACAAAGAAGAAAGACGTTGCAAACTGGAATAAGTTTTCCTTTAAGAATAATATATAAAAAATATTTAGAGAAAGCCATGTCTTTTGAAAATGATATAAAAAAAAGATTTAAAGATAATAATGTAACAAAATATATTTTTGGAAAATATAAACGCGCTAAAATATCTTTACCAAACAAAACAGAGTGGTTTGATTTAAGTGAAAAAGAAATTTTGTCTGTAAAAAGTGATTTAAACAAATATGATTTTGATGATAAAATTGAAGCTCTAAACAACTCTAAAAAAAATAAAACAGTAAAAAGTTTTTTTACATCAAGTGAAGTAAAAATTAAAAAATACAGAAGTAAAAATTATATAAAAGGTAATGTTTATTATACGATTTCATTAAAACAAAATAAATATCTTATAAATTTGTTAAACACTAATGGTATGAAAAAAACACATTATAATTTTATAAAAAGTGTTTGTAAAAAATATCAAACAAATAAAAAGTTAACTGAAAAGCAATATAAATATGCGACATTAATAGCACACATTTATAGATAATGGAAGAAAAAGAAAAAAAGAAAGACGGAAGGTCGAACAACGGAGCTCTTAAAGGTATATCAAGAGGTCAAGGACGACCACCAAAAGCAAGAGAAAAAAAGCTAGGTAACTATGCTTTGGGAGCTATGAAAAAAGTGTTTGGTAGTGAAGAGAAAGCTTGGCTTGAATTAGCTAAACAATCTAAAGATAGCTTTCCACACATGAGATTACTTTGGGAATACAAGTATGGTAAACCAAAAGAATTAAAAGAACTTAACGTGAAAACAGAAGTCAACATCCCTATTATTAATTTTGGAGACAAGGATAAAATAATAGATATAGAATCAGAAGAGATTAAGGATGATCAAAAAAAAGAAGAGAGTAGTTGATATAATTACTTTAGAAGACGTAAACAAAAGGTTTTATTCACAAATAATGCGTGAATATAAATCAATGACAATGGGTAAACACAAGGTTTTAAATTTAAGAGTGTTACAAAAATGCCCTTCATATATAAAATTTTGTAAGTTTGAGGAAAGCTTTTATTTTACTAATGAGGATTGGAAAAAAATAAGAGATAAAGAATATTGGAAATATAGAACATTATTGAAAGGCATAGAAAGAGATAAATATGTTTTGAAAAGAATAACTGATTATAAATTAAAAAACACTTTAGATTAATGAAGAAACTCAACCTCAATAAAAAGTATCAAACTTTGTTTAACTCTAAAAGTCGTTACTTTGTAATAACTGGAGGGAGAGGTTCTGGAAAATCATTTGCCACAAATACATTCTTAGTATTACTCACATACGAAAAAGGACACAGAATATTATTCACTCGTTATACAATGACTTCGGCAGGTATGTCTATTATCCCTGAGTTTATAGAGAAGCTAGAATTGATGGGTGTATTAGATCAGTTCACTGTAAACAAGACAGAGATCATAAACAATTTAACAGGCAGTTCAATATACTTCAGTGGGATTAGAACTTCAAGTGGAGATCAAACTGCAAAGCTTAAATCTATTCAGGGTGTAAGTTCATTTGTATTAGATGAAGCAGAGGAATTAACAGATGAAGAGAGTTTTGATAAGATAGATTTTAGTATTAGATCAAAGCTTGTAAAGAACAGATGTATATTAATTCTAAACCCTACAACAAAAGAGAACTGGATATACCAAAGGTTCTTTCAAAACAGAGGAGTTCCAGATGGATTTAATGGCACTAAAGAAAACATTACTTACATACACACTACATATCAAGACAACTTAGATCATTTGTCAGATTCATTTGTTAAGCAAATTGATGACATGAAAGTTAGACGACCAGAGAAGTTTAAACATCAAATTATGGGTGGATGGCTTAAAAGTGCCGATGGAGTTATCTTTAAGGATTGGAATATTGGTAAATTCAATAATGAAATAGATTCAATATTTGGCATGGACATAGGATTTTCTGTCGATCCATCAGTTTTAGTAGAAGGTGCAATAGATAAAGAAAGAAAGATTATATGGTTAAAAGAACATTATTATAAAGCAGGATTAAGCACAACTCAAATATATGAATTGAATAGAAGGTTTGCAGGTGCCAATTTAATAGTAATGGATAATAGTGAGCCACGACTTTTATATGAAATTAAATCCAAAGGACTGAATGTAATACCCACTATAAAAAAGAAAGGTAGTATTTTAGCAGGAATCTCTTTAATGCAAGATTATCAAATAATAATAGACGATAAATCTGTGAATTTAATAAGGGAGTTTAACAACTATACTTGGAAATTAAACGGTGCAATTCCTATCGATAAATTCAATCATGGGATTGATGCATCCAGATATTTAATTCAATACGTCTTAACTAGATCAGTGCCACATGGTAGCTACTTTATCAAATAAAAAATGAAGATAGGAAATGTTTACATACTAGACAAAACTGAACAAGAAATTGTTGAATTAGTTGCAAGTCAAAGACAGAACAACAAGGTTAAAACAGGTTGGGATGGTAAAGGTACAGTAAACGAAAAAAGTGGTGTAGATTTAAATATAGTTGGCTTTGGTGCTGAGTTTATCTTTTGTAGGGAATTGAATCTATATCCTGACTTTAAGATACATAATACGTCTAAATTTAATGGCACAGATTATTATGATGCAGTTTATAAAAGTAAGACAATAGATGTAAAAGTAAATAGAAATCATAAACACCCATTAATGATACCGAGCTATGCCAAAAGTGAATGTGATCTGTTTGCTTTGTTTAGTTGCATATACCCTAGATATAGATTTGAAGGTTTTGCTACTAACGAAATGGTATTCAATAAATCTAATATAAGAATGACAAGAGTTGAGAGTTTCGTAATAGAAAAGGCAGATTTATTAGAGATAGACAAAGTATTTTAGTTTTTTTTTATATTTATTTGGTCAGTTGGAGATTATTAACTAAGTTTGTGTATAACTAATAAAGAAAACAATGAGAGAAAACAAAAAGATTACCCCAAAACATTTTAAGATTAACGAGGATTGGATTCAGAAATCTAATCAGAATCTAGTAATGGATTTATTAAGAAAACAATTTAAAACAAATAAATAACTATGAGTAAAGTAAACGCATTTGAGAACGAGATATTTGATCATTACAGAAAAAGAGTAAATCAAATAGGAAAGTCAATTAACCTATTAAAAAGTCATGGCTACACAGTTGTAGATTTAGAAGGCAAGATAATAGAAAACGAAATAGAATTAACTGAATAAAATGGGAACATCAAAAGACAATTTAATAGATAAAATATATGAGTTAGAAGAAGAGGTGGTAAGCTTACAATATGATATTAATTGGCAAAATCATTACATGGACTTCTTAGAAGGAAAGAATGATGAACTACATCATAAAGCTACAGTACACGCTAACTACATTATGAACTCAACTAAAACTTATGAATTATGACACAAAAAGAAAAGATTAAAAGATTAGAGATACAATTAAAAGAAGCTAAAGCAAACACATATATATATGAAACTAATCATTTACAATGTTCTGATGGAGAACTTCACATAGGATTTGGAGATTATGGAGATAATGAAAGGTGGTTAGTGTGGAATGTAAATAGTTTGTTTAATGACTTGCCTTATATAATTAGTCAAGTAGTCAGAGAGCAATCTAAAATGCAAGGTAATCAGCTAAAAAACATTCAAGAAGTATTAAAAGAAATAAAATGAGAAAGTGTAATAAATGTGCAACAATAATAGAACAGAAAGCAAAGCAACTATTCTGTTATAATTGTAAAGGGTATAAACTGCCTTACGAAACTTATAAATTTTATTCACTAGCAAATCAGTTCAATAACAAAGCATTATGAACGAACACACAGACACAGAAATAGTTGATATATTATTTAGTGACTTTCCGAAAGTCGGAGAGCAAATATTAGAATACTTAGATAACCAAAATAAATAATTATGAAAGTAAACAGAGTATATAAAATAGTGCGACCTATGAGAAGGTTTGGCAATTTAATAAAGGACATTATAAATCCAAGAGAGTCAAAATATGCTTGGTGTAGATACCCTTTGTATGCCAAAACTAAAAAACAAAAAGAGTTGTATATGGCTACAATTATAGAACACTTAGACAATAGAATAGAAATTAACCCAGAAATAGAAATTTAATAATATGACACATAATACAAAAGAATTAATTATCGAAAAAGATTAT